ATAATATTTCCACAATTATTCGGACATTTTTCGTGGATAGCATTCCAATTCTTTTCAAAAACAATAGTCGCATCTATCATAATTCGACACCCGCCATGACAGCGGCTTCATCTTTTGAATAGCCGCTTTGTACGAATATGGCGAGAGTTTCAGCCTTTATCTTATCGGAGGTAGCTTCAATAACTTTGTCATCTTGCATGCTTGGTAAATGGTCATAACACAGTTTAACATACTCTTTGCTCGTGTCGAGATTAAATCGTTTATTCATTGTTTCTGAAAGCGCATCAGCTTCTGGAATTATCGTAGATTGAAGCGCCATTTTTTGACCCTCGATAATATCACCGCCCGACCCACCTAATGCAGCAGCTCGATCAAGAGAAAAAAGATGCTCATTAAGCCCGTAATGGTCAATTATACGTCTAAAGTCTCTAGCCATTGATTCCGTCAATAATAAGTCTTTTGCGGGGTAACTCATTGGTTGCCACTTAACCGATATAGGTGAAATAATCAATTTGCTTTTGTTCCTGTCCATCATGTCGTAAGATTCAGAATGTGCTTCGTCTAGCGCTTTCTTTTCGTCAGGTCTTAACGCTCTTGAGCCTACTGCATCTTTTGCCTCATTTGAAAGGATGCCGAGAGCAGACATCTTTCGCAGTATTACATTCTGATAACCCATGGCCGCCCGAATGTTGGATATTTCCATTTGTATCGGTTCAAAAGGCGTCTTTGGGAAAACGGGGTGATCAATGTTAAATGACTTGGTGTATATTATCTCATTAGCTTTAAAGATGGTTTCACCCGACCCACCTCGATCATATACAAATTTCTCAATTATCTTATCTAGTTCCGTCTGCGAGTAAATCAATCCAGTTGTCTTTATATCAATTAAATGAGGTGGAATATTCCAAAGAGCTGACGGTATAGGTTGCGAATCGAATCCCCTTAACTCACGCATGAAATTGGCCCCGTAAACGCTCATGTTAATATCGTACTCTTTTAAAAATTGAGTACCTGACAATAATGCGTTCGGGTCGTTTAGTAGTTTTAAGTATGGTGAATTAACAACGTGTTCGTGTTGTCCTTTGGGGTTAACCTTATAATGTTCCCACCGCCCCGAAGCCTTTAGCCCTGCTTTTCTATTAATTACTAATTGGAGTAACCCAGTTGTGTTGTATAAGTCGCGCTCGCACCCTTCGATCTCATCCCATTGCGGTTGGTCAGGCTGAAAGTTTATACCGCGACTATTAAATTTGTCCTTTGTATATCGGTTGCTGCCACCTAAGTTGTATAAAAAACTACCCGTCCTTTGAAAGAAATTCATATATTTTGAAATTTATTTTAAACAAATATACTTTATTTTAATATTTTTCAATAGTTTTGTTGTGATTATGAATGAAAAAAACTTATTAGATATTGAAAAACAAGTCAAAAAACTGCCCGATAGCGTTAAAAAGTTGAAACTTCTAAAAGAAATCGAGGAAAAGAAAAAGAAATTTATAAGCAAATGATGAAAGATTTTAAAACAAAAGAGGAATTGTTTGCTTATCTCAAGTCGAACAAAGCGGATCTTATCCAATTAAAAAAGGGCGCAATAAAATATGCTGACGGAGTTCCATTGTCTAGTCTTAAATTAGATGCTGTAAAATTCGACGTTCCTAGCGGTAAAATTGCTGCGGTAATTAATACCACCAACTTAATGGATAGTCATTCAGATGTTCATATTAATGGCATTTGGAATAAGTCTATAATAGACCAAGCTGGTAAAGTGTATTACATTATCAACCATGAATTAGAGTTGGGTAAAGTAATCGCTTATCCAAAAGACGTTGAAATGAAGCTGATCGAAACGACTTGGAAGGACTTAGGTGCGAATTACGAGGGCAATACACAAGCACTAGTTTTCTTTGTTGAAGAATCAGCGGTTAAATTGCAGATAGCTAAGGAAGCCATTGAAAATAAAGAACCTGTGCAGCATAGCATTCGAATGGCGTATGTTGATTACAAGTTAGCAATGGATTCAAATGATGAAGATCACAATGAAGAAAAAGCGGTTTGGGATCAATACCTCGGAGTTATTGCTAACCAACAACAAGCGATTAAACAGGGTTACTTTTGGGCAGTAACCGAAGCAAAAATTTATAAAGAGGGTAGTATGGTATTGGCTGGATCGAATGAAATTACACCAATCGTCTACCCTAAAAGTATTGAGCCGCCATTGAGCACTCATAAAATAGAGCCGCCATTGAGCACTCAAATAAATAGCCATAAAGGGCGTACATTATTTTATTAATCACTAATACAAAAAAAATGAAATTAAAAACATTATCATTGTTTCTTGTCGCAAAATCACTGACTCAAGAACAATTTGACGGCATGCCAGATGTAGAGCAGGCGAAACTTTTAGACGAATTGAACGCTGAAAACGCTGAATTAATTCGTAAAGAAATTGAAAAAGGTAGCGAATCAGCTGTTAAAGAAATGAAAGCTGAATTGTCTCAGATGTACAATGAGCAATTCGAGATCATGAATAAAGCTCTCCGAGAAGTTGGGTTAGCTGTAAAAGCTCAAGGGGAAAAACCTGCTTCTGCAGCTACTGAAAAAGCAGTTGAATTCAAAGCGTTCAAAGATCAAATCAAGAAAATTGCTAAGGGTGAAAAATCATCAATAACTCTAAAAGCAATTACAAATGTTGCTTCGATTGCTACGAATACAGCAGGTTTTGACATTCCAAACGTTGGTCAATTAGCAACAGCAGAAAGAAATGCGTATGCTATTTTTCCAAAACAATCAATCTCTGGTAGTAATATCAGAAAGACAATTAACTATTGGGATTGGGATGAGGCCAGTACTGTTCGTGCGGCTGAAATGATCGCTGAAGGTGGAACTTTTCCCCAATCGACTGCGAAATGGAAACAATACTCTTTACCTGTTCAAAAAGTAGGTGATACATTGGCAATTACCGAAGAGTTCTTTGAAGACGAGCAAATGTTCTATGGTGAGCTAGGTATGTTTATCCGTACAAATGTTGATATTGTAATCAATGGACAAGTCGTTAACGGGGATGGAACGGGTAACAACTTAACAGGGTTAATCGCTTCAACTCCTGCGTATGTTCCTGCGGCTGCTGGTATTGCTGATGCTTCAATATACGATTTAATCGTAAAGTTAAAAGAATCCATTTCAACAACGGGCGGAGCAACGTACCGCGTTAACTTTGCCTTGATGAATATTTCAGACATCAACAAAATGAAGTTGAAAAAAGATGGCAATAATAACTATATTATCCCTCCATTTGTTGATCGTTCAGGCAATGTAGTTGATGGTGTCACTGTAATTGAAGATAATCAAGTAGTTGCCAACACTATGTTTATTGGTGATTCAAGGTTCGCGCGTATCTATGAAAGATCAGGATTAGAGATTTCTGAAGGGTATGTCGGTGATCAATTTGTTGAGGATGCAATGACTATTAAAATTCGTAAACGTTTAGCTTTTCTAATTAGAACGGTTGACAAAACAGGTTTTAAAAAAGTTACAAGTATTTCGGCTGCCCTTACTACATTAGCTACTTAATAACTGAATGATGAAAGAGGTTAAATTCACAAAAGACTTTGCTAACAAAAAAAAGGGAGACACTTTTAAGTGTGATTCCATGTTAGCAAGTCAGCTTGTCAATAATGATAAGGTTGCCGAATACTCTGACAAAGTAAAAGTAAAAGCAACTAAGTAGAAACTAAGTACTACAATTACCTCGCACTTAATAGGTGCGGGGTTTTTGTGGTAAAAACAAGACGATAATGCCTAACATAGTAGAATTAATTGACTTTACAGGGGAATATCAAATAGCATATGGTACTTTTACAGAAGCTAAATTTGATGTTATCCGTGATCCCTCCGAAAAATCAGCTGTATATCAACTGCTTGGTGCTACATTAGGGGCGCTCTTTCTTGCTGATTTAGATGCTAACGGCGTACCCGTTTCCGCTAGGTTCACAGCCCTATACAATGCGTTCGCTTATGATGATGGATGTAAGATAGTTGAAAGCAAGGGGATGAAGGATTACGTTAAAGGAATTGTTTGGATTGACTACGTTAAACAAAATCCCATCAACGTTGGAACAGCTGGAAACACTTTAGCGAAATCGGAGAATGCAGATAATGCCAATGATATTATTTGGCAAATCAGAGTTTATAACAATTCTATCAGTCAAGGGCGTGCAATTCAGATGTATATTGTCGATAACTCAAGTAATTACACTGAGTTTAACGGGCAGCAATTAAAATATATGTCTTATGTCTAGGAGGAAGCCCGATATTATTTCAATTGTTGGCAACTTAGTTGCGCAAATGACACCCGTAGTACTGTTTACTTCCCCGACGGTTGTGCCGGACGGTTGGAAATTAACCACTTGCAATACATACTGGCTGCGGCAAGGGTCACGAATTACGATTGACGGCTTGAATTATAAGGTGGTAGATTTTTCGCTAAACTCATGGCTAACCGTATCGGGCGCATCAATTCCAACCGGCACAGAGTTTAGTATAATTGCACCAGAATATTGGCACGGAACTCATAGAAAAGTATCTGGAGAAAGGGATAAAACGTCTAACGTGTCAAAAGTTTTCGTTTACTTGCCCATCCCCTCAGTTAGTGGCGACGACGATCAATTATCTCCATACGCCTACACCGCAGATATTAAGCCAATTTTCTTGATGGATTACGATCCGCAAAAGGACACGAGCCTATTGCAACAGGACTTAATGATTAAGCCTTTGTTAAGTATGTCTGATGTTTTTAGGTCTTTGATTGATGATCAACCTAACTTATTTGAAACTTTGGATTCATATGACGAAATTCAAATACCAAATTTTGGGGATGAATCTGTATGGGGAAAAGATTCGTTAATTTTTAATGAAAAAATATCTGGTATCCAATTGCTTTTAACTTTGCAAGGCTACGAAGATAGTAATTGTAACACTTGCGACAACCCAATTTTATTATGCCCTCCTGCAACTTATAAAAATTCGAACGATACCTTTATTGAAGTTATTGCAAGCGGTCAATCATTCATATCTGCAGATATAACGAATCAAATAAACGGAGTAGATCAAGTGGCAGTCCCTTCTAATGTACCGTTCAATTATTCATTTGAATGTCCAATTATTCCGTGCGCAGCCGCATCCTACGAAGTAGAATATGAAAATGGCACACCAATATCAAGCGGAACAATACCGAGTGGTGGTAGTGCTATTATAACCGTGCCTAATGTTATCGTATGCCCTAATGAATTGATTTACCAAGAAGCTAGATATACGGGGCAAGTAGTTAGCTATGGTGATGGCGATCCAACTTGGAGAAAAGACAATAATAAATTACTTGCATTGGTTCAGCCGAGTAATGGGATATGCCAACGATTACAGAGCGGAAGCAATTACCTATTATTTTATGACAACGTTTTCGGGAACAAATACATGATAACAGGCTTAACAGGCGGTTATTACAACCCTTTAGACGGCAATTATTACAACGTTACAAATACAATAGTAACAAGGGGTGACGTATTCCCAACCGAAATAGGAGTGGATCATTTGTACAATAGACTAGTACAAACTTTGCAAGATGGTACGCAGAAGGCTTGGCTAACTTGGTTATCTGATGGGTTAACTTTAACCATATCAGGATTTGCCGAATGGTATTTGCCAACTATAAATGAGGGCTTGTCTTATGCAGACTGGTCAAATACTTTACCATTTCAAAATTCAGCACCTTTTTCTTGGAATACAGCAGCCAAATTGCTAGGAGATACTTATTTAGGTTCAGGCGATAATCAATGTTACTCAATGGAGAGTTATGGTCATATAAGGTCTATAATCAAGACAAATGCTAATAAAGCAATCTACATTAAGCCTGTTGACATAAATTCAATTTTTGGATAAATAAAAAAAACTATGAAAACTTATGGACGCTAATGAATTTATACTGAATTTAATAAATATCTCACCCGCCTTCGGTGTTCTTTTTTGGATGGTGATGTATTTTAAGGCACAATTAAAAGAGAAAGATGCGATAATTAAGGAGCTTAACAACGAGAATCGGTTAGCCTTAAAAGATGCCTACGCTTACATGAATGAGATCAATATAACGCTTAAAGAATTTTTGAAATGAGTCCACAACAAAGAAAAAAGAAGTCCGCAATACTAACAAATAAATTAGTATTGGAAGCTATGCGTACCATTATGGACGAGAATAGCCAGATGCTGAAAGAATTGCTTAACCAAGGTAAGTTTATATGTGTTGGGGATGGTCAAACTAATCAAATACGGAGTAACGTGTAAAGAAAATCCAAAAAACTATGTTTGACCAATTAACACTAGACCGAATCGAAACGGCACACCCACGAATTAGGGTGGAATTAGAGAACTATTACCTAGAAATTAATAGGAGACTTCCTAAAGGTGTTCGGTTGCGCTTCTCATGGGTTTATAGAAGTTATAAAGAACAGGATCTACTACACGCTAAACGTCCTAAAGTGACCAATGCTAAGGGCGGTCAATCAATACATAACTACGGGCTTGCATTTGACATAGTGATCCTATTCGATTTGGACGGCAACGGTACGTTCGAGACGGCAAGCTGGAAGCAAGATAAATACTTTGCTGAGGTTGTAAATTATTTC